TTAGAAACCAAATACTTTACCTAATACACTTGCACCACTTGATACAATGTCAACAATACTTGTACCTAATTTTGTCCAATCTTGATTTTGTGCTGCTGTTACAGTATTTGCAATTGCTTCTGCTAATTTAGTCATTTGAATTTCTCCATTCTTTTTTTATTTTTAAATGTTATTACATTAGAATCCTAAGTATTTACCTAGAATGCTTACACCATTTGATACGATATCAACAATGCTTGTACCTAATTTTGTCCAGTCTTGGTTAATTCCTGCGTCTACTGTATTTTTGATTGCATCGAATAATTTTTCCATGTTAATAACCCCTTTATACGTAATTAATAATTAATTAAAATCCGAATACTTTACTTAAGATACCTACACCACTTGATACGATGTCAACAATACTTGTACCTAATTTTGTCCAATCTTGGCTTTGTGCTGCGTCTACTGTATTTTTAATTGCTTCTACTAATTTAGTCATTTGAATTTCTCCATTCTTTTTTTATTTTTAAATATTATTACGTTAGAATCCTAAGTATTTACCTAGAATGCTTACACCATTTGATACGATGTCAACAATACTTGTACCTAATTTTGTCCAGTCGTGGTTAATTCCTGCGTCTACTGTATTTTTGATTGCGTCGAATAATTTTTCCATGTTTGTTATCTCCTTTGTACTATTTATAATTATCTTTAAATTAGAAACCTAAATATTTACTAACTAAACCTACACCGTTTTCTACGATACCAACAATACTTGTACCTAATTTTGTCCAATCACCATTAATACCTGCAGTTACTGTATCTTTAATTGCGTTAAATAAACCTTCCATTTCATACACTCCTTAGAAATTAATTGGTAAAATTCTAAAACGATAGGTTACTGTATTGCTTGCTTTGTTTTGTTTAACTATCGTTTTGTTATCTTTACTATAAAGGGTTTATTTAGATAGTTGTGTCATTTTCCGTAACTTATACTTAAATCATCAAAACTGTGCAATTTAAAAATTTATATTTACAGTTAGGAATTCAAATATGTCTATCTCGTCAAAGTTTTTTAGATTATAAAAATAAAATAATTAAAAATATTTAATACATAATTATATGATATAATCCAAAAGTGTATATTTTCATTATATTTATTCTAGTAAATTTAATTAAATGGTTATAAGGTGGTGATATTAAAAGTAATTCCTACGTAAAATGTGAATAAAAGGACTGTGTTATTAATAATTACTAATTGAGTGAACGAACGGAGAATACATATGAAAAAATATTTCATTTTATTATTTAGTAGTTTTTTAATATTAAGTGCATGTGATAATGATTTTTCTTTAACTGGTGATAATAAAAAAGAACAGAATGATACCAACAATAAAAAAGAGAAAGAAGATAAGCATATTTCAAAATCAGATAAGAATTCTATAGAACATAATGACAAAACTATCCAAAATCAAAATACTGAAAATACAAGTAATGAACAGAAGTCAAACGAAGAAAGAGATTCAAAAGATACCATAGAAGATGTTTCATCTCAAAATAATAATCAAATTGATTTCTCTAATATTAAAGATAGAAGTACATTAGAATCAATTATTTATGGAAATTATAGTGAAGAACAAAAGATACAAGCTTACAATAGTGCAGTTGCAAATGGAATTATTCCACAAGGAAATGTAATGGAAGGTCCTGCTAGTGTAGCGTATCAAAGTTCACTTAGAGTTGAAAATGGTCAAGAAAAATCAATTTATGACCGACCAAATGAGTCAGATGTTTCAGTAGATGATGAAAATGCAACTCCGGATCCTAATGCTGAAATCAATGCAGCAGAAACTGAAGATGAGTATTATGATGCACTCAGAAAAAAATATAATGGCGGTCTTTCATCTGGAGAACTTCAAACAAAACATGCAATTGAGCAAGGTTACTACGAAGGTGATGACGCTGAAGAAGTCTATCAAAACATTAAAGAACAAGAAGCTGACATAGCAGCTGGAAAATGGGATAAATATAATAATTAAATTCTTGAAGCAAGTCATCATAGTGAGTTTAAAATAGATAAGCAAAAACCCCGTAACCACAATGGTTAACGGGGTTTATTAGCGTCCTGGGAGGCCATTTTTGTACATTGTGATATGTATGAAAATGGCTTGATTATCGTATTTTTAAGAATAAACTTTAGAACTAAATAGAATGAATTAGAACATTTTTGACACGCGTTTGACACTTTTATGTATAAAATAACCGTATCAAAATCGAGGCGGTTAAAATAAAAAATACCGCACCTGTTAAGGTACGGTTAAATAAATAATTTTGCTAGAAGTCCTGCTATTGCAACTATTAAACTAGTCCCAGAAAGCGTCCAAGTAATTATGGACTTTTTATCCTCTTTACGTTCTTTTCTGAAACTCTCCATTTGTTCATTCAATGCTAATTGCAATTTATCGCTCAATCTGTTTGGTATATCATCTATTTTAGATTCTAAACTTTTAAATCTATCGTCTATCCTTTTTTCAAATTGTTCAAATTCTTTTCTCTCAATATATTCAGACATTTTATACACCTCTTCATAAGTAGAATTTGAATTTGGGTTAAATTCGTAACTACCACTTGCCTTTTTCAGTTGTTTTGAATCAATAACTGTTCTTTCTTCCTTATGTTGCAATTTAAATTGTTTCGGTCTACTAACTTTTTTATTACCCATGATTAAGACACCAAATTCACATTAAAATTAGATTGAGCTTCGGCATCATCTATAGACAATTTGATAGTATAAATCCCTTCTTTTTGGAATTTAAAATTATTGAAATTTGCATTTGATTCAAACACATTATTAAATTTTTTGTCTGGATTATCTTTAATTAATCTTTGATGATCAATTTCAACGTCAATATCAAAAATCACTTTTTGCTCTGGATCTATAATTTGAAAATTCAATTTATACTGTCTATGTTCTTCTAAATTAATTATCCCAAAAGATACATTAAAAGAAAAGTTATTTGGCAAAGCCTCTAAATCAATAAAGGATAAAGGCTTTTCAATTACTAAATCTCCTTGAGAATTATTAAACACACCAAGCGAAGGAACCACCCATGCAATGTTAACCATTTCCTTATTCTCCTTTTAATATATTTAACATAATTAAATATATAATAAACAACTTATTTAAGAAAGAATAGACAGAACATAATACGAACATAAAAAAACACCACGCTCATAAGAACGTGGTTAGAATATAGTGTTGCCTCTTATAAATCTGATAATTATTTTAATTATCACAAACTGGGTATCTTTATTATAACATATTAATACACTTTTGTTATTCTTAAACCCTCATGCCATACCCAGTAATTATCACTTTCTCCATGTACTCTAGCCCAACCATCTAAGATTTCATATACATAGAAAGTTTGACCTTGTGGGTAGGTGATATTCGTCTTATTCCATGAGTAGTTACCTTTGCCACCATGACGCTCACATATCGTTACGCTTAATGCATCGGCTTGTGCTTTGAAGTAACGTTTTCTACTCCATGTTAATTTAGTAGGTGGAATTTGTCCTACTGCTACTTTAGGTTTTGATTTTTTAGCAATCTTTTGTTGTTGTTGCGTTTGTCCTTTAGCTTTGACTGTTTCAACTGCTTTAGTTTTACCACCAGCAGGCGTAAGTTTTTCTGTGATGATTAGATCTTCACGTCTTACCCAGTAATTTGCAGTTTCTGAATATACTCTTGCCCATCCTTCTCTAACTTCATATACATAGAATGGACTGAAATTAGCTTTGTAGAATAACTTAGTTTTCTTCATATAACCATTCTTAACATCTTCACGAATAGTTACGCCATTCTCTCCTGCTTTAGCTTTGAAGTATGGCTCTTTAGACCATGTTAAGTTTTTAGGTAACTTCTCTTTGATAACTGGTGCTTGTGGTTTCTGAATATTAACTTTAGTAATCTTCTTAACATCGTAAGTTTCATTGATGAATGACGGTACGATGTAGTGAGTTGTGCCATAGAAGTTATCTACACGTAATTTAGCTGGTGTGTTGTGATTACCATCAAAGTTTTGTTCTAAAACAGTTTGTGTATTCGTACCACCACTATTGTCCCATACTAAGTAGATGTGGCCATATTCTTGGTAAATACCAGTCGTACATACGCCTATTGCACCAACTGGAGGGATATAGCTAGGTGTATTCTTAACGATTTGCCAACCTTTAGGGAATACGTTTAAGATTGCGTCTTTTGCATTACCCCACATTCTAATTGTGCCATCTGTAATGTGGTAAACGTATTGAACAGCTAAGTCCATACATTGCTCGCCATACATACCATCAAAGTCTACATACTTACCTTTCAAGCTATACATATAGTTGATAGCATCTTGATATGATTTAGTTTTAGGTCTAGATTTAGTATTCGTTACTTTCTTAGCATTATTACCAGCTTTCTTACCTTTAATCACTGGCACTTTAGTTTCATTCATATACTTAGCAACATACAAATCAAAGTTATGTGTATCTCGACCTAAACCACATGCTGCAAGTAAGTTGCCCGGATCTTGTTTATCGCCTTGTATATCTTGATGGCCTGGCATTTCATTCTTATAGTTGATTTTCCAAAACTTAGTTAAATATGCCATAACTTTGGCAGTATTCTCTAATGATTTGAGAGAACGCTTTTTATCTGTAAAGTAGCAACCTTCTACACCAAACGCTGCATAGTCTGCATCAGCACCATACCATGCGTTATCAATCGTAGTGTTTAACATAACGTGCCATGCACACTCTGTTACTGGAATACAAATAATTGCCTCTTTGTCGTCAACAAAGATATGAGCGCTTGCGACTTGTGACCAAGGGATGTTGTAAGTATTTCTATAATAGTTCACGTTCTGTTGAGCAGTCGAATTCACATTACCTGTGTCATGTATTACTGCAAATTTAGGTTTGCCATCTTTAGTGTGTAATCGTTCTCCGTTTCGTCGTGTGCCTATCGGTAATAGATCATATCTAACTGGAACGCCATTCCAATATTCTGTCATTTACATTCACTCCTAATCATTATTTGGTCTATGGTACGCTCTTGCTTGTGGACTATCTGTTAAACCTGTGCTTGTACCGTCAATGACTGAGAAATACATATTTACTAAGATTGTGCCGATTGCGATTGGGTTGGAAATTACTTGCATGATTGCATGTCCAACTGCATGCCATGAAGTTAATGCTTGCCAGTCAATACCTAGATAGACGAGTACAGGCAAGATTGCGCCTGCAATGAGTTGAATAATACCTACTGAATGCGTCATTCTAATTTGCCAATTAATACCTAAAAAATTCTTCATCTTCCCACTCCTTATTCAAAATAAAAAGCCGACACATAAGTGCCGACTTAGATTGTTTAAAAGAATGCAGCTGCAAAACCTAATGCTCCGACTAGTACCGAAGCAATACCACTGATAATTGCAACTATAATTTTTACGTTATATCCTTGTTTTTCTTTAATAACTTCACTAAACGTTTCAAGTTGTTTGGTATGATCTTTAACTTGATACTTAACATCAGTGAAATCTTCACCGAATTTCTTCATTGTTTCGTTCAATTTCTCTAAATGCTTTTCTGAACGTGCTTGACTTTCAAATGCTTGCTTTTGATAAATAATTTGCTTATCTACTTTATTATTTAAATCTTTCAATTCGCTTGTGTGTCGTTTATCATTCTCATCAATCTTTTTGTAAATTTGACTTGTATTGTCTATCCATTCTTCTCTTAATACGAAACGCTCATCTTTTTCCTGCAACGTCTGTACCCCCATAATAAGCGATTAATGCATTAATCATTGCTAAGGTTGCAAACTGTACTGGAGTTAACCAATTAATCGCATTAAAGATACTTGCAGAAGTGAGTAAGAAATAATAAATTGCATTCCCACTACCACCAAAGATAAGTAAGAAGTTAAATTTATTATTCACTTGTTGTTTAGGTAAAAAGATAGGTGCAAGAATGATAAACAAACTGAAAAGCATTCCTAAAACGCCCCATAACCAAATAGGCATAACTTGATGGAGCGTTAAATAGAAATCGCTATCACTTAATACAGTGTTTTGTTCTTTAGTCCAAAAGAAGCCTCTTTCAAACATAAGTAAGCCAAAACCAAAAATAAAGATAGCTAACACTTTGTAGTTAAATGAATTTTCTTTCATATTTAAAACTCCTATTCTGCGTTAGTTTCAGTTGTTTCTTCCACGTACTCTAATAAAGTTGTCAACTTTACTGGTTTGACTGTCACTTTTTCAGCAATAATACCGAACTCATAGTTTAATTCGTTTAAGCTATTCAAACGACTAGCAAGTGCTTTAATTTTATTTAAATCATCAAATTTAGTTGCGGTATTTACATTAGTAGTAGGGTAGAACTGTCCTCTAAAGTCATTAGATAAAGCTGCTTCTTCTCCTTTTTCATTCACTTGTACTAAGATGTAACTTTCTGTGTTTTTTACGATTTCATTTGCCATGATAAATTCCTCCTAAAATTTGGTATAAAAAGAGTGCTAAAGGTTACTCTCCTTCAGCACTTGTTTGTTCATTATTTTGTTGTTCTTCTTGCTCTCTAATTACTGCTCTTAACATTGCATTTTCTTGTGAAAGTTTAGCGTTTTGAGTAACTAACTCCTCGATAACATAACTTGGATTAGCTTGTAATTGATTGTTCATTTAATTGTTCCTCCAATGTGTTTGTTTTTTCGTTTAGTTGTTGTATTGATCTAAGTGCCCATGTAACCATTTCATAAATATTAACGCCATCACCATAAATAAATTCATCAGGCGTTTTATAATCTCTACCGATAATTACACCTCTATGGTTTAAACCTTTTTCTTTACCTTCTTCATTTTTATATTTGAATTGATAAAGATCTAAGTCATTAGCGATGACAGTTAGAGCGTCATAGTCCCACTTCTTAATATCTGTTTTATATTGTTCGAGTGATGCGTTGTTGAAGGCTGATGCTCTAACTGGTTTGTAACCAGTATCGCCACCGTTCCAGAATAAGTTGTTTGTAACACGTAATTCGTTTGTAGATACGCCGATATAGAAATCTTTAGCAGTATTAACTCTTATAGAGTTCGCTTGTACATCTAAGCATTGTAAATCTTTATATTTCACATTGCCGTTGTTGTAACCTTTTTTATCGGTTATACGTAATGCGTCATCTACTAAAATATAAGCATTACTTCCTTTAGCAGTTAAATCTCCATATAATTTATCCGCAAAGAAATGACCTGTCCCAATATCACCATCTTTATTGGTAGCATAAATTGTACTGTTAATAGAACTTTTACTAAATCTTATTCCTGAACCATATTGTGACGTATCACTTGAAACGTTACCGTATTTAAGAACACCGTCTGTGTATGCACCACTATCGTTTTGTTTTACATACATAGCAAATTCATTGTTTCCAGTTCGGTTATCACGGTAAGGTCTGAAGTAAATACCATAGTTACTTTCAATGTTTACAGTTAAGTTTGCATTTAGAATAATACGACTGTAATCACTTTCTAATGCTACTGCACCATAGGTTGAGTGAAGTCGTACACCACGAGAAGTATCATTATATTTTGTAGAATGAAATTCTAATGTACCTGCTGTTTCATCACCAGCGCCTGCAAGCATGGTAGATAAACCTTTTTCGGTTAAATATAAGTTATATCCAGTAGTCCTATTTTGTACTTTTACAGTACCACCTTGAATACCTAGTCTTAAATTAGCGGTATCAGTTTCATTTGCCCAAGTACGTGTGAAAGAACCGTAAGAAAGAATAGAGTTGTTTCTAATATCTAAATAATCAACACTATCCCCGCCTCGAATACCAATGTTATTAACATTAATATCTAAGCCTTCGGGACTTAAATTTAAACGGTTGATAATTTCGTTCTTACCAACTTTATTATCAACTCTACTTGCCATAACGTTGAAGTCTTTATTGACTGTAATATCTACCTTATCGCCTCTGAGTTGAATCCCATTTTTATCCATTGTGTAAGATTGAATATTACCGTTTTCATCGTAACTTAAATTTATCCCTTTAGTTGTGGCTGATATTTCTGAAATCACTTGAGATAACGTTTTACGACTAGCATTGAACTTTTGTTCATCAACTTTTAACGCTATTTTATCGCCATTTTGAGTGATTGATGTTTCTAGTTTAGTCATAGCAACGTCATTAGATCGTTTATAATCGTCTGTGTATGCTTTGGCATTTGTCTCGGCGCTATTTGCTTTAATAACTGCATATTCTTCTGCTGCTGTTTGTGCTGCATTAGCTTTACTTTGTGCGTCTGCCTTTGCCATTTCTAGTTTGTTTTTAGCATCTTGTATTGCTCTTTGTTCTTCATCTGACACGATACCGTCTGCATATGCTTTTAATTGCGTTTCTTTTAAATTGTCTTGAGCGTCTGTATACGCTTTAGATGCTTTTTCTGCGTCTTGTTGCGATTTTTTTGCTAACATTTCTATATCTTCTGGTGCAGGCGTCCAATCAAGCTCTTTTGTCCCTTTATATAAGCTCATTTTCCCAATAAAATGGCTGTCAACGTTAGGTATCAATACAATTCTTATATCTTGATAAGTTTTTGTGTTAAATCGAATAATGTTATCAGTTGTATATCCTATAATCGTGTCAGAACCTTTATTATAAAATACTCCCATTCTTACATTTTGGTCTGATTCGTGTATTTTTAAAATATAATCTGTATTTTCTTCAAGTGTAGGATTAGTACCATTACCTCTGTCATAGAAATAGAAATTAAGTGTTCTGTTAGCGTTTAATGTAACGCTATAAGCCCCATTAATTACACCGTTGACAATATTTTGATGCGGAGAATAATATGATTGTAAATAATTTCGGTTTGTAGATTTAACGGAATCTATACCACTGTTATATTCAGTTACGCTCACTTTATCTGTTATTTCATTTGACAATTGTTTTCTTTCACTATCAGCATTATCTAAGCGTTGAACTATATTATCTTTATCCAAAGTGTAATCTTGTTTTGATACCTTACTTTCAATTTGTGTAGGTAAAATATCAAGCGTTGCTTTATTGCTTTCGACCGTTGTTTCTAAAGGCGTAAGACGTCCGTCAACATCTCTTAATTTTTGCGCTACATCTTCACTTTTAGCCATTAAACTAATTTGTTCATCTAATTCTGTTATGCTTGTTTCGTTTTTTGTTACGCGTGTTGTAATAGGCTCTAATTGATTGATTGTATTTTGATTTGCTGCCTCTTGCGCCTCTTGTGCTTTTTGCTCTGCGTATGCTTTTGCTTCATCTCTTTTCGCGATTGCGTCAGCTATGGCTCTTTGTTCTTCATCAGATACAATACCGTCAGCGTATGCTTGTATTTCTTTTTGTTTTAACTCATCTTGTGCTTTAGCATATGCTTTGGATGCTTCTTCTGCTTCTATTTTTGCTTGATTTGTTTGTCTTTGTAAATCTTCTGGCGCTGGCGTCCAATCAGTAGCAACATTGCCATATTCCAATTTAACTTTGCCTACATAACCATTATTTATGTAGGCTTTATGTGTCATGGCATTACCACCGAAGAATAACTTTATGTCCTTACCTATTCTATCTTCGCCCACTTCGAATGTATGTGTAATTCGTGGTTTGTCATTCGCTAAGACATCTATATTTCCACCGTAATATAAACCAAATTCACTTGGAATATTTTCTGTAAAATGTGGCTCAAAGCCTAATGAATAAGTACCAGCTTTTTCAACACTAGCAAGTATAATGTAATCGGTAATTTTTTCACTATTTCTGATTAAGTTTCGACCACCAACTTCAATGCCATCTATCTTATGCTCAATACTTCTTACATTTGCACTAATTTCATCTTTAGTATTTTTAATTTTACTATCTATTTCCTTACCTAAAACACTGTTTAAATTGCTTATTTGACCGTCTGTATAATCTTGTAATGTAGTTTTAAGATTTTCTACTTCATTACGATTAGGAATATCAGCATATAATTGTTGATTTTCACTATCCCAACGACCATTAGGCAACGATTGAGCTATTTTATCCATAGCATCATTAAATTTCTTATCAGTATATTGTGATTGAAGTAACTTCAACCGTTTATCAATAGAAATTTTAGCGTCAGTAACGTATTTATATAATGTTTGTAACTTTTCTCGATACACTGTAAATAACGTTTGTGTATCAACTAATTTTCCTATTGTAGCTGTATCTTCATCCATACTATCTAAATTAGTTTTAATCTCTTGATATACACCGTCTACATCCAACAATGCTTGGTTTAAATTACCTTTCAAATCATCATCAACAAGATACTCATTATTTAACACATCGTACACATCATTTTGTAATTTACTGTGTTGAATAGTTAAATTGATGAAACTATTGTTTAAATCTCTGTACATCACTTGCTCACGTCTTAAACCACCGATTTTTTCTACATCATCAGCTGTTTGAGTTATCCATTTACCATTCCAGTAACGACGTAGTACTGCAACATCAGGATTTGACGTGTCATACCATAACGTATCGTTTTGTGGATTTTCTGGTGGCTCTGTACCTTTAAATATCTTACGCTCGTAATATTCTAACTCCCCAGCTACAACATCCCTCACAACAGTATTAACATTAGATATATTGTCATTAAGTTTTTTAGTTATTTCATCTAACTTTCTATTAAAGAACTCTCTTAGTTTTGTTTCTTCGTACTCAATGACATTGCCAAAGGTAAATTCACTCTCATCTGCTAGCCAGTTGTATTTAATACCTATAACTTCAGCTTCTATATATAACGGTGGTCTGAAATCTCTGTCTTTCACTCTGACAACATCTCTTAGATGCACTGTTACATCGTTATAATATTTATGAATATCAATTGAAGATACTTCATAACTTATCGCTGCTTGATTACGTTTGTTGAGTTCTGTTTTAGCAAGTGTAGTCAAACGTTTAAGCGTCATGTTCTCATCGTTACTTTCAGGCTCATATACATCCCAAATATAACGGTTAGGTAGTCCGAAAATCTCTTGTGCTTCATCATCTACTACAACAGTTTCAATTCTTGAACCATCTTCTTTTTCAGGCCCTACTGCAAGTAAAGCAGTTTTGACTTCAGATAGATCAATCGTTCTTGTCATACCTGTTAAATCTTTACCTTTAGTGATTTCCTTACCTTTAAATAAGTTTTTAGGTTTAGTGATTGATACATAACGATGTTCAACAGTATGTGCGCCTAATTCAATATAAAAATTAGGGACCATGTCGTAAGTAGTACAAAGCATATAAATTAAATCAAACGGATTTGTATGAGAAGTCCATGATGTTGTTCTATTTCCACCGTATTCAGTATCGTCAGACACTTCCCAACCTGTATCAGCAAGTGTTTTGAGTAGCGCTTGTGTTGTTGTATATGCTTCAAACTTACCAGGCTTAATAGGCTTTGCTGTTTTCAAATCTTCTAAGTAACTAGCGTTACATTCGATTTCAGTTGTACCATCAAAATTATCTGTGATGTGGATGATAACAAACTCTCTAAACGTACCATTATTATCTTGAGCGATAATTCGATTACGTTCTCTTAATTTCTCTGCTCGAGTATTTTCAATCGTAAAATCAAAAGTTTCTGTTTTTTCTTCTACATTCATACTCATTTCAGCATTAATCAATGCACCATCACTTTGACTAATGAAATCAATGATGTTGTCATTAAAATCAAGTACATGTATTCCTACATTCTTCACTTTTCCACCTCCAATCTATAAATATCTATCTTGCCAATATACTGTCGTGTCGTATGTGTTTTCGGGATAAATAATACATTCATTCATCCCTTTATTTATATTGAAGAAGTCACTACCAAACGTTTTTAAATTGAGTGCAGGTTCTTCATTAATCGTTACTGTCTTTTCTGCCATATTAATATTGATTAAATCGCCTTTTTTAATGATTAAATCTCTCGCTTTAGGTGGTTTAGGTAATATTTCATGATTATAACTACCTAAAATTGTTGTAGGCATATGATAGTTATTGCCATTTTTAGCAATGTAGATACTTACTGCTGATATAGGTCGTTGATAGAAGTTTCCTGCATCCACAAATACTTTTTCAGTCACATCTACTGGAGTAATTCGTTTAGGATATTCCACTTCATCGTATTTCCATGTTTTTATATAAAACTTATCTCCAATACGTTTTAAACGCATATAAATTACTATATGTTTCCATGTATAAAACTTCGGTGCGTTTGTATAACTGTATATCTTCTTTTGATTACCGTTTTGGTCGAATAATGTTACATAGATTGTTCCGATGTTTTGCGTTGCTCTAGGGTTGCTATAACCAATAGAAGCAATCACACGGTTATCTGTGTCATATATATACTGTGTCGCATGTGTTGCACCTTTTTTACCTTGATTAACATGTATTTTAACTGTCGAACTAAAATCTTGAGTACTTTTACCGAATGAGTGCTTATATTCTGCACCATTCCATCCACTTGTACCTGTAATGCTACTTTCATCAAGCATAAAAGCGTCTTTTGAAGAACTCATAGCCATAGCACCACCAACTGTGCCACCAGTAACGTTGTCGTTAATAGTACCGTTAGTGACTTTAGTCCATCCAAAGAAAGAACGCATTTCATCGTTAAATAGAACAGGTGTATAATCTTCAACTTTCTTATCTAAATCGTCATCACCTATCATGAAATAATCTTCATCATTCTTAGTGATAGAGAAATAACTCGCATTCTTTAACGCTGTTGCTTGCACAATGATAGGACTATCTGCTGTTCCTGTACTTACTACTGATACTTGGTCAGAAATAGCTGTGTTTTTAGTACCTTCTACTGCGTATTTGTATGGATCAGCTAAAACAACGTTGATACTGAATTGCCAAAAAGTTTTACTATACTTTTCTAACTCGATTGGTCCTTCAAAATAAGCATTCCAATACCATTTTTGTGACTTGAACTGTAAAGGTACTGAATGATCGTAATCAAAAAACTTAACAAGTTCATTCAACACATCATCATGTGTTTTTATACCACCAGATGAAAGATAATCATTTCTCACTATTAATGGAAGTTCGAATTTATATTCTTTTAATTGTCTTTGTTTTACTATGCTCCCACTTCGACCTAGTATTTCTTCAGTTTCAATACCAAAATTAAAAGAGGGTATTTTAAACCCTCTTTCAACTACTAACCATGGAAGTGTTTTGTTATTAACTTTTATTGTATCAATCAATTATGTGACCTCCCCTGGTTTAAATCTTGATTTTCTTTGTTTTTGTCTATTATATTTGTCAATAGAATTAAAAACTTGTTGTTCGTGTGTATATTTATCAATCGTTGGTTCAAAGTTTTTATCTGCAATCGTTTGATTACTTGTCACAATTTGAGTTAATAAAGCAATTTGTTGTTGTTGTGCTTGTAGCATTTGCAACAACAAATCATTGTCATTACTTCCACTTGGTTTTGGCAATGAATTAGGTCTTTTATTACCTCTTGTACTACTTTTCTTATCTATATCTTGTGCTGCAAGTGCTAGCATTTTCATAGCATCGCTACGTCTAGCTGGATCAGTCGGAATTATCCATTCAGGATAACCACCTTCTGCAATGTTGTACCAACCTGCATTTTTGATTAAGCCACCTGTGGCATAACCGTGGCCATGACCGATAACTTGTAACATTCCTGTTCTACCATAACGTTTTTTAGCATAATTAATGGCTGCCATAGCATTGTCTAAACCATTCATAATATTGCCATGACCTGGTAATTTGTTAGCAGCAAATGTTGGTGGAATAACTTGTAATAAACCTCTTGCAAGATTTCCAGTTCTATTGTTTATATCCCCAATATTACCTTGAACAGCACCAGCATTACCGCCACTTTCCGTTTGTATTTGTCTTATCCAAGCGTTGACATAAGCTGGTGTAGTTGGTAAGCCATTAGCTTTTAACGCTTGTTTAATTTCTGGTTTCCATTTGTTTGCAGCTTTTGAGCCACCAGATTTACCGCCCCCGTTATTTTTTTTAAGCCAGCTAGTTGGATCAAATGGTCGTCCATTACGTTGCATTTCGTAATGCAAATGAAGTCCTGTTGAACTACCAGCACCTTGCCCATCTTCTCTAGGGTCTCCACCAGAAATACCTAAGAAAGTGCCAGGTTTAACTTTTTTAGTTCCGGTAAATGCTAGTTTATGCAAGTGACCGTATATAGATTTTAATGCGCCACTTGTTACAGTTACAAAATTACCAAAACCACCGTTCCAACCACGTGCAGCTGTTGCTGTACCGCCCATAGTTGAATAAACTTTATCGTGTTTGTAGTTGATATCTAATCCATAGTGAGGTCGTGCGAATGGATAACCAGCTGCTCTTGCTGCTGCCGCTGTTGGTGCAAAACCGAAGTTAACACCTTTTGAAAGGTCAATATAACCTCCGTCACCACCGCCAGCTTCTTCAAACCATTCTTTAACTTTATTAACGGCTCCCTCTTTTAGTTTTTTAAACATACCTTTCATAAGGTTAAATGGTAATTCAGCGCTTTTAGGTATGCCAAATGAAGCCATGTTAATACCGAAGCCTTCAAATACTTTTTCTAATAATTTTTTTGGCTTCTCTATCCAATCTAGTACATCGCCAATTTTATCAGATAGCCAATCTTTGCCTTTTTTAGCAGTGTTCAATGCGCTATCAACGACTGCTTTTCCACCTTCTACAACTTTACCAGTCATAGCTTTAACGCCGTCTTTAGTTTTTTGAGCTACGTCGCCGACTAAGTCATCATCTTTTTTATGTTTTTTCGGCTTTTTACCACCACCAAGTAAATTGGCGAATGTTGTACCTAAACTAAATTTCGGTATTGTACCGCTGTTGAATTGTGGTCTATTAAGTAAACTATGCGTTTGTGCGCCATTTAAAATACGAGTTCCTTTGGCAAGTGGAATTGTTGTATCTGTAGCTGGTGTGATGAAAGCTTTACCGCTAGGCGGAATGACTGTTTCATGTCTAAAACCACCTGGACCATTGCCTGGACCTTTATCTCCAACCGTAGCTAAAGTATTTTGATTAAGTTTACCTTTTGTAATGTAACTTTGGGTATGGGTGCTTTCAGTACCAGTAGAAAATTTTATCGTAGGTAACTTAGGCATATCTAATTTTTTAGCTACCCAGTTTACGCCACCAATTAATTTGTTTAAACCTTTTTTAACAGCATTTACCATTCCATCAATATGGCCTTTGATACGACCTACGAAATTTTTAATTCCATTAGTCATATTAGAGAAAGTGTTTTTAACTTTAGACCATAATGCCGATGTTATATTTACCATACTGCCTTTCATTGATTTCCACTTAGATACAGTATCGTTTTTTACTCTACTGAATATAGCGCTAGTACCACTTTTTAAGCTATTCCAGTTTCTTTTAACACCTGCCCACAATAATCTAGCAAATTTAATAGTATTATTTTTAATACTATTCCATGTTCTACTCATATAATTCTTAACGCTATTAAATAATCTAGTTGTACCACTCTTTAATGCGTTCCAATTACGTTTGACACCAGACCATAAATTTTTAGCTAGTCGAACAGTATTGTTTTTTATGTTGTTCCACGTTCTATTCATATAACTTTTAACACTGTTAAAAATTCGTCGTGTACCACTTGAAAGACTATTCCAAGTTTTCTTTACACCAGACCAAAGACTTTTAGCGAATTTAACAGTAGTATTTTTGATATTACGCCATACATTAGACATGAAGGCTTTTAACTTATTGAATATGCTACGTGTTACCCTAGATAAACTGTTAAATGCATTTTTAACACCAGTGCTTAAACCTTTAGCTAATTTTATCGTTGTATTTTTAATAGCAGTCCACGTTCTTGTGATAAATGCTTTTAAATTAGCTAATATTTTTCGAACACCATTGTACATGCCTTTAATAGCGTTAATGACACCATTTTTAATAGCAGTCCATATTCTGATAGATATTGCTTTAATACTTTGCCATAGGCGAGTGATGAAGTTTTTAAGTGTGTTAAGGATATTTCTAGCTGTGCTTACCAATACTCGAATAATGGTTAGCACTCCAATTTTTAACGCAGTCCATAATTTAATAGCAGTATTTTTAATACTTGTCCACAATGCAGATAGGAAACCTTTTAGAACTGCGAAATTATGTTTAGATAATGTAACAAAATTCCGGATGATCGCAAGTACACTATTTTTAATAGCTAACCATGCTTTAATTGAATTATTTTTAATGAAGCTCCATAGCATAGTGAAGAATGCTTTCAAACCATTAAAACTAGCTCGTACTAAGCTAACTAAACTTTTAGCAATGTTAAGAATGCCAGTTTTAATTAAATTCCAAGTGTTTAAACTATTTGCTTTAATGAAGTTCCAAATACCTGAAATAATATTTTTTAACGCTTGAATAGGATGCTGAACAGCAAACTTAATAGCGTTCCACGTTACTTTTGCAGCAGTTTTTAAAGCGTTCCAAATCGCAATTGATGAATTTTTTATTCCATCCCAAATATTAATAATATATGGTTTGATAAAGCCGAATACTGCTATTGCACTATCCTTTATTGAATTCCAAGCATTTATAACAAAATTGCGAAATGAATCATTTGTTTTCCACAGATATACGATTCCTGCAGTTAAAGCAGCAATTACTCCTATGACTATTCCTACTGGACCAGTTAATAAAGTAAAAGCGCTTCCAAGTAGAGGTATTTTAGTTAATAACTGTCCTATTTTAGGTAAAATACCTTTAATTCCACCATTAAATAGGCTAAAGAACTTAGCCCCACCTTTAGTAGCATTTAACAATGTCATAGCTTCTGAAATACCTACGATGCTATGTGCTAATACACCAGTTGCAACAATAAGTGGAGGTATAGCAACGCCTAATAACGTAAATGCTGCGATTGCTATCTTAGTAGCATTACTTGTCCCTTGTAAGTGTTCGAATAGTCCAGTCAACTTATCTGCTAAGAATGAAACGATAGGTGCAACTGCATCTCCAATTGTTCTAGCAAAGTTGATGAAAGTGTTTTTTAACATTTTCAACTTACTACCCATTGTTTCGTAACGAATGTTAGCTTCATTAGTTAAAGCACTATTCTCTTTCCAACCTTCTGAACCTGTTTTCAGCGCTTTATCTAGAACTTGATGATTGTTAGCCATACGTCTAATAGTATCGGCTTCTCTTATCCCTTTGATACCTACATCGTCTAAGGCTTTTAATACTCCTTTTGCTCCACCTTCAGTTTCTCCTAAACCTTTAACGAACATTGATAATGCTTTACTTGGGTTATTTTCCCAAATTTGTGCAAATTCTTTACCACTAACGCCTGCAGTTTTAGCAAAGCTATCTAAAGTGTCGCCACCTTCAGCAACAGCTTTGGTCATCTTATTCCAAATTTGTGTCATAGCAGTACCGCCGGCTTCCGCCTCGATTCCTACTGATGACATTGCTGCACTGACTGACATAATTTCATCAGAACTAAAACCTGCTTGTGCGCCTGCACCAGCTAAACGTTGTGCCATTTCAACAATTTCTTTTTCGGTTGTGGCTGTACTATTACCTAAAGCAACAACTGTTGAACCTAATCTATCTACATCTTTGATTGGCATATTTGCAGCATTAGCAAATCTTGCAAACTCTGTTGCTGCTTCATCTGCAGTAAGGTTAGTAGCTACACCTAAGTTCATCATTGTTCTAGTGAATGAAGTAATATCTTGTTTCTTGATACCTAGTTGTCCTGCAGCTTCTGCTACACCTGCTATTTCTGTTGCAGCGAATGGCATTGTATTACTCATTTTAGTAATTTCATTGCCCATTTTATTTAATTCGCTACCACTCATATTTGTTGTTTTAGCAACACCCGCTAAAGCTTGTTCCCATTCAATTGATGATTTAATAGCTGTTCCCATACCTGCAACTGCTGGCATAGTCATATAAAGCATTGAAGTAGATCCAACACTTCTCATAGTAGAGCCAACATTTCTAATTGAATCTTTATATTTATTGACACTTTGAATACTTCTGCCAAAGCCAGTTGAAGATAAACGTTCTGCGTTGCGTTGTTCTGTTTCTAATCGTTTATAACTTTGCGTAGTTTGATCTAGTTCGCTCTCAAGTTCATTCATTTTAATTTTTTGTTGAGTGATAGCACTAGATAATTCTCTAGCTTCTTGACTGTCGCGTCCTTGTGCAGTGGCTACATGATTGTATTGTGCAATTAATTCTCTTAACACTACACGTTGTTCTGACATGTTAGTTTTAAGTGTGTTTAAATGATTTCCATAGGCTTTTACACTTTCTCCTGCACGAGCAAGATTGCTTCTTGATAGAGATAACGTATCGTTAAACTGTGACATCTTCGCTCTAATTTGAGCCATAGAAGAAATGCTTTGTTTTTGTTCCATTTCTAAACGATTATGTGCTTGTGTTGTTTGATTTAATTGAGTGTTTAACTCTTTTAATTTCAAACGTTCTTCGGATAACTTTACGTTAAGTTGTTGTGCTTCTTGACTTGTAGCACCGTATTGCTTTTTAGCAAAGTCATACTGTCTTGATAAATTTTGAACAATAAGTTGCTGTTGTTTCATTCCGTTGTTTAATTCAGAAATGCGTGCTTTATATGCTTGAGCAGTTTGCCCACTCATTTTGAATTTGTTAGCACTAATTGTTAAAGATTGTGATACCTGCGACATTTTTTGTCGAATTTCAGACATTGAAGCAGTTAAAGTTTTTTGTTCAAAAGCAAATCGTTTAGCTTCCATAGTCGTTTTCTTATATTGATTGTCTAGTTGCCCTAAAGTTGCTTTTTCCTGTAAGATTTTCTCTTTTAACTCTAATGCTTCTTTACTCATAACACCTTGTTCTCTAGCAACCTTTTGATAACGACCTTCTAATACTCTAATTGTATTTTGATGTTTTTGAATAACTGTGTTGAGTTGATTTAAATAATTCTTATAACTACTTGTAGATTTTTCTGTACTTTGAAATGCCATATTCGCAATGTTAAGCTGACGTTTCATTGTACCTAGAACGTCATTAATCTTTTTCATTGAGAAAATTGTTTGTTTAGTCGTTGTTCCGAATTGTTTCATCTCTTGTTCAGTTGAATTCAATTGTCGTTGATACATTTGTAATGCTCTGTGTTGCTTACTGTATTCTTGACGTAACTTTTCGGCTTCAACACTAGAACGTTGTTCTTCTAAAGTCATTTTCTTTAACTGGTTAGAAATATCTTTCATAGAATTTTCAGTTACATCAATCGCTTTAGTTAATTCTTTCGTTCTTGTCGCATAAGACTGCATGTTTTTCTCTGAGTGCTTGAAATTAGCATTAGATCTACGCATTTCTGAATCTAATGTTTTGAATTGCGCTCTTATTTGTTTCATTGTACGTTCAATACCAACATCACGCATATTCATTAAGATTGATAAACCTTTAAATCTTGATTCAGCCACTTACTGTCCCTCCTTCCTTATTTAGGTATAAAAAAATAGCCTTAGTACCAATGACTAAGGCTACAATGCAGAGAATAGCGCATCGGCTTTTTCATCAGTATCAACAGTATTTAGATGACGTTCATCTAAAATTTGAAGTATATAATAAAATGGCATTTCAAGAACTTGGTTTGCTGGTGTACCATTTTCCACCATATCTTTTACAACTTTATCCAAATTCTTCAACATGCCATTGTAAGTTAAATCTTCTTTTCTCAATTTGTTTAGCTGATGCTCTGAATAAACTTTTTTGTTTCCTCGTCTTGTTGGCCATTAGCAATGAATTGTACTTGTTTTTGTAATGTTTCAAGTGCATCAGGCGCATGTAGACGGTTTCTAATATCTTTTGCAGTGAATTGTTTACCATAAATTTTAACTACTACATCAATTAATTTATCTAATTGTTCTTTGAATGATAATTCAACTTCTCCATTTTCTGCTTTCTCTAATTCAGCCATGATATCCACTGATTCATATAAAACATCTAACGGAATAAAATGTGGCGTTAAATATGTTTCTAATTTAATTTCTTCTGCTTCTGGGTTTTCTACTAAACGAATGTAGTTACGTTTTAATTTGTTTGACATGTCTTAATATCTCCTTTTTATTTCGAAATAAAAGGACTGCTAAATGCAGCCCTAAAGATTAATTTATTTATCTTCAACACGTTCGAAGAATGGCAACTCATAACCTTTTTTCTTCAAACGTTTTTCAAAGTCGTCGACTACTTTTACTTTTTCTTCCACAACCTCATTTTTATGATATTCTTTACCAGTTTTAAGGTCGTTAGCATCTTTCAAAACTTTATATTGAACCATGAATTAACACTCCTTATGCAGAAGCAGTGTCTACTTCTGTTTTACTGTCATAAGCACCATTTAATAATTCTTGGAAGAATGAATCAACATCAGCACCTTCACGAGAACTATCGAATAAAATTTTACGTTTACCGTCAGCGATACGGTGCATTGCAGTACCTTCTGATTCTTCTGAACTGAATTCCCAATCTTCTTCGGCAGTTTTACCTTCTAAATTTGGATCAGCAAACATAACTTTAGTTAAACCAACTTGTTGGTAAGAACCGTCACGTCGTTCACGTTTAAACCATACTGCTACATAGTTGTTTTGTTTACCACGTTCTTCCGAATATACTCCAGTTTCGTTATAAATTTCATTGAAGATTAATTCACGAATTTCTTGTGGAAATGCATGCATTGTCATTGAAATTTTACCTTCACCATCAGTAGTACCTGATTCAATGATTGAACCGTCAGCGTAAGCATTAACAATTTCTCCACCAGTTTCTACTGAAATTTCTTGTAAACCACGAGTTTGTGTTACATTTGAATATTTGATAGTACCGTCTAATTCATCTGTTTCTAATAAAGCAAAACCTAAATCTTTAATGTTGATAAATGATTTTGGTGTTTTAGCATATTTAACCATTTAATTTTCCTCCTCATAAAAAATTGCTTCATATCGTCTTGTTGAGCGATACAAAGCAAATTCTTTGTTATATTCATTTCCTAAATTACTTACTTGCCCTGCTTTCAATTCTTTCCAGAGCAAATCACTAATACGTTGTGATATTTCGTTTCTTCTTAATCGTGCATTGTAATCTGCATTAGCTTTCACAAATACATCTATTTGAACAATATAACTATACGCTGCACGTTCTCCGTCATAATGTACTTCGGGAATAGGATCATCAAAGTCATCTAATACGACATAAGGCTTTGTGATGTCTTTAACGTCAGGATAGTCATTGAACTTTACATTCTTGATATCTAGTATTTTCATTAGTTTTTCGTCATCTTTTAGGACGCTGTATATTTTATTTAATATATCAATCATAGTAACTTCTCCACTTCTTCCTGCACCGTTTTATAAAACTCTTTCTCAGCTGTACGCAATGCTTTATCTATCGCGCCAAAACCTTTAGGTCGAATAAACTTACCATTTCTAGCGTGAAAGCCTTTCTCGTTTAAATGAACAATAGAATATCTATGATGTGGCCCTTCCCAATATACTCGAACAGAACGAACACCTTTATCCCAATAAGGCGCTGATAGCTTAGCCTCTTCATACTCTGCGCCAGTATCTCTAAAGTAACGAATATTACTTTTGATAGCGTCTAAAACAATATTTCCCGCCTTAATCAACGCCTTATCTATGATTTTGTTCATTCTTTGACGACTAAATCTATTCTCCAAATCTTTTTGAAGTTGTTTTAATCCATCTGCACGAATACCACTGAAATTATTACTCGCCATTAGATACCACCCCTGCAGTTAACATTAAAAATTGTTCGTTCTCTACATCAGGTTGTACTAATTTAATATTCAAATCTTGATGAATATATGGTGAATCTATTGCAACGTAATGTTTTTCGTTTGGTATATATTGCCCGTGTGTTTCACGTATAAATATCTTCACATCATGTTCTGTACCATTTGCAATTGCTTGTTGTAATTCAGTCATTTTCCACTGTGGAACATATGCCCAACAATGATATAAAACTCTTTTACGTTTTACGCCTGCTTCTGGCCCTTCATTCTCTTGATACTCATAAAAATGAACACGCGTATTTAACTTTTTTGTTGTAATAAATGGTTTTTTAAATTTACTTTTCATTTACATCACACTCTCTTAATGTCAAAAAGCCAAAGTGTAACAAATCATCTTGATAATTGTCGTTAAAGAATTCTAATAAATCTTCGTAATCATATCGAGCGCGTGCAAAAACTAAGTTTTTACCGTTTAAATTACTATTAATATCAAATACGCCAAAACGTGTTTCTAAGTTCTCGTAAGACATATTTAAAACACGTAATAAGTGTTCATCTTCTGTATCATGAGAAATCTTAGTGTATTCTTTAAATTCATCTAAAATTTCATCTGATATCTTAACGCTTGGCATTAGTATCAACTACTTTCTTAGGCTTGTGCAGTACTATCTGTCGTTCCACCTGCAGGAGTTGAAGTACGAACTGCAGTAGATAATTCTAAGTCATACACGCGTGATGCATTATTGTCAGCTGGTTGACCATAAGCGAATGTTTTAGCTGTGTATAAAATACAATCTTCTAACGCTAAAGTTTGGTCGAATTTTTTAACTGTTAATCCGCCACCACGTACTGCATCATAACGATCAGTTACAAAAGCAACTAATTTATTCGTTGGAACAAATTCAGATGACACGATTTGTACGTTATAAGGTAATACAGTTACAAAACCACCATTAGCAGTTAAGTAAGTGTAACGTGCTTGTACATCCCATGAGTCTTGTGGATTAACTACTAATACAACTTTACCGTCAATATTTACTTCTTTACCGTTTTCTTTAACAGATAAGCCTTTTAATACATCTTTTAATTCATTCACAGTTGTATCTGCATCAGCAAAAGTTAAAGTGCCAGAAGGAGTTTTATCAACGACGCCGCCGCTTTCTTGAATATCTTTCATTAAACCTACTGGTTGGTCTTTATATGCACCTTCACCAGTTAAGAAAGCAGCTTCTAAAGCAACTGAAATAGCTTCTTCAATTTGAGTACGAACAAAACGTTCTACCCAGTTAGGTCCAAACATTTTTAAATCATCAGGGATAACTACGAAACAAGTTAATTTAGATTGTTTGAATTCTTCTTCATCAAATGCTGCATCTAATTGACCTTTGATTTCACCAAAAACTTTACCCCAAACAGCTTGGCCTGTTGGTTCTGCTTTAATAACACGAGTAACTAAACCTGCATTTTGAATGTTGATTTTTGAAAGTAATGGATGTTCTGATTGTAAATCATCAAACACACGTTCAATGACTGTTTCAGGTAATAATTTTTCTTCTTTATATCCTACTTCTGTATTGATTTCATTAAAGAATTTACGTTCTTCTGAAGTTAATGGATCTTGTGAGCGTTTTGCTAAGATACCGTTATCTACTACACGATTATTAACTTCTGCTGAAATTTCTTCTTGTAAATCATTTGATAATGCATCAAACATTTCTCCAAATGCTTTTGATTGTTCTTCATCACTTGCACCATTGCGAACTAATTCAGCAAAATGCGCTTTATGGTCTTGATAGTTCTTTAATTTTTCTCCGACTTTAATAGCCATAATATTCCTCCTTAAATTTATGCATAAAAAATAGCCATTAACATCAATTGTTAATAGCTACTTAAAATGCAAATCTCGAAAATTTATTTTTTTTTGGCGGTGGATTAGTACCCCCGCTTTGATTTTCACCTTCGTCGCCTTTTTCTAATTTATCAAGGTGTGATTCAATGTTTTTAATTTTGTTTTCTAAATCTGCAATGCGTTGTTCATTTGAATCATCACTTGAAGGCTCATCAGGTGTTTCTTCTTCTGCTTCATCAATCATTGCATTGATAATTTTTTGTTGCTCTTTAAGTCTTGCGATATACTTAGAATCTTTCAAATTACTTACACCTTCTTTCTGCTTCTCAACAGATTTACGAGATGATTTCTCATATGCAAAACCTTTATTGATTGCTTCATCTGCAGTTAACCACGTTTCATTAGTGATTAGATTAACAATCTCATCACGATCTAAACCTGTTCTATCGTGATATATATCAACAATAGATGTATCAATTGCAGTTAAAGCATTCAATGTTTTCTGAATGTCTGATTTATTACCAAAAGCCATTGTAGAAGCCTCGTGTACCATCATATTTGCACCTGTTCGGATGATAATCTTATCTCCTGCCATTGCAACTAATGATGCAGCACTTGCAGCTAATGCAGTGACTTCAATTGTGATGTGATTGGATAAGGACTTTAAGTAATTATAAATTTCTATCCCTTCAAACACATCACCACCGCCAGAATTTAAACGAATAACAATATCTTCTTTAACATTATCAAGCGAATCTTTCACAGCTTTAGCGCTGATAGTGTCATCAAGAAAAGATAAGTTAGCAATAGTGCCTGACAACGTTAAGATGTGCTTGTTATTCTTAGTTTCGTTTCTAAAAACTGGCGTGACATTTCTTACAATCGGATTACCCATTATTAGTCTCACCCCCTTCTGTTGATGAAACTGGTTCGTAGTTTTTAGTTAATACGTATTCATCTAGGTGTTCATCATCTCCAGGTTCATCGCCAAGCATAACGCGAATTTGATTGCCAGTATAAGTGCCAGAAGAACGTAGCTTATCAATTGCTTCTGCTAATTCGATTGGGTTTTTCTTATCTATACCGACAATTTCAATACGTTTGTTTTCTCTTAGGTACTCATCTTTAAAGAATAGCTTAGCATTTAACTCACGCTCTAATTTCTTAGTTAACGGTTTGAAACAGAATTTGTTAGTTGCTTCAATCGCTTTTTCTAAGTCTGCATTTTCGCCTAGAATTAGAGAGGGTGATACACCGACAATACGTGCAATATAGATGAGAATATCTTCTATTGCTTGTCGTAACTCTTTGAAATCTGAGCCATTCGCACTAGAATTGTTTGTTGAATGTTCTTCGTAATTTAAACCTTCAGTTAAAGGTACAATCGCAACTTGATTCTTCTCAAAAGTATTAAAAATCATATCGATATAATCTTGAATTCCTTTAACATCTAACTTAGTTGTTCCAACGTTCAAAATACCTCGTATTTGATTTTTCTTGAGTTGCATATTTAACATACGGCCAAATACTTCGCCATAATCTTCAAACAGTCCTAATGAAAATTTATCTAACTTTTCATTGGCATATTCTAAATAAATAACATCATCCATTGAGAAGTAGCGATTATATTTATAGTCATTAACCATAACCGAATTAAAACGATGTGGTAATAGTCCTAACTCTGTTTCATGTTCGAAGTCATCTGCCACATATAAATAATCATCATCTGATTTAACAATTAAAGCTTCATTATCAACAAGAAGTTTATAAATGAATTTCTGCCAAAACTGTGTAGCGTTCTGATTAGGATTAGGTCGAACATTCAATAAATAATACATATCATCTTTGGTGACATGATCGTTTTCTTTTACTCTAAATTCAGATTGAGCGATTGTTCTTGCTACATACTCAACAACCACATTTAAAGCCATTCTTTTGATATAGGCTTTAGAGCTTGTATCTTGTAAAAGTTCTAAGTCATACATCCATGAAATCTCTTTATTCTTTCGGAATAGCTTATCGAATAGTCCCATAGCTTACTCCCTCCTTCCTTTAAAATCTCAAGCCCCTCAACAGATTGATTTCTTCTTCCAAATTAGAATCTTTTAAATCATCTGCTCTATACAATGCATGTATAAAAGCTTGGAAACCGTCAGTTTTACGTCGTATAGGCTCTTTCTTTTCATACTCTTTGTTGCCATCTTTACGTATCTTAACGGCAACATTTTGCGTGTACCAACGCATTAAAGGGTTATCACCAAAGATGAGATGATGTTGTGCGAACATATCTTCAACTCTTGGTGCAAGTAAGGACTGAATAGCGCGTGTATTTTTTATCACTTCATATTCGATGCCTGCATCTTCAAATAGAGGCCTAAGTAAGTCCATTCGGAAGTTATCTGCTACAACTTTTTGTAATCCGTAATTCTTCTGTGCTTCGATAAACCAATCAATAATATGTTTAGGGTTTATTGTTGGTTCATCTACAATCGTGAGCAAACCTTTTTTCTCCCATTCATGAATAGGTGGCTTTAATTTGTATTTATCAAGGAATTCTTTTCTAGCGAATGAGTGAGTTTTCCAAATATAATCATCACCAGATCTAAACAGTAAACCAACTGCTGCAAAATCTTTTAAACTTGCATAGTCAAGTCCACCAATACATTCATTATTTTCAAGTGGAGGTATAGGTCGATTAGTTGCCATAATGTCATCCCAAGGTGCTACAACACTTTGCGTATCTGTTTCAGGCATATTCATTCGCTTAGTCATAAATTCCGGTCGATTAGATGGATTAAATTGAAGTCCTAAATATTGTTGATGAACTTCTTTGAATAATTGAGCGCCATATTCACTTTTTGGGTTTTCAAACATAGGATTTGCTTTTTCCCATAAATCTGGTTTATCTATTTCTTCTTTATCATCAATTTTACAGATGAAAGGGAATAATCTATCTTCAGGGTTTATACCTTTTAATACGTTGTCTGCTCTTTCTTTTAATCTATCCAAGAAACCTTCTCTTACATATCCGTCAGTACCGATATAAAAAGTACGTGGATGTGCAACTTTACCTAGTCCACTTCGTTTGATGTTAATGATTGTATCTTTTTCATAAGCATGTACTTCATCAAAGAAAATGCAACCTTCACGAGCGCCATCTTTTGTTTTCTCATTAGATGTATCGAATAAAAATTGAGATTTAGTGCTTGTTCCTTCTACATAAACTTTACTTAAATAAAAAGGGTTATTAGGTCGTTCACCTGTAATATATAAGTTGTTACTTTCTATCATTTCATAGATTTCTCTAAAACTTACTAGCGCTTGTTTCTCACTATTAGCTACTACTGACATATTATATTTAGGAATGCCGTGTAATGGTGTCATAAAGAACGCTGCTAAGGTACTAATATATCCATTCTTACCACCACCACGAGCCATTGAGATGAAAAACTCTGAAAAGTAAGGTGTTTTGGTATCGTTCTCATATAAGAAAACAAAACATGAAATGAATTTTTGAAAGTCCTGTAGCTTGAAAAACCATTTCTCACTAAACTTGATGTAGTCTTCTATTTTTTGATCATCAAAATAAAGGTCATCACGTTGCAAGATATTATCTTCTAAAAAAGATACAAGTCTAATGCGCTCTTTGTTAAAAATAACGTTGCCTGATTTATATTTTTCTATATAATCTGTAACATGTTTCGGTATCTTCATGTTAAATCAGGTCCTTTCGCTTGTTCCTGTCTGCGTCTTTCTTCGGCTTTTTTCTCTAAATGGAATGATTTCTCTAAAGCTAACAATGAACCATTCACTTTATTCTTCTCTGCTATCGCAGGATTAGGTTTGATATACTCTTGTGAAGCATTTTTCACTACTGTGATTGGTCCAGACTGTTCGATATAAACGTCTAACGCGTAAAACAATTTAAGTAGGTTAGTATAGCGTTCAACTTTTTCAACTTCTATATCATTGTCTGTATCTATCTGCTTCATTAAGTAATCTTCAGAAGCGTTAATTCGTTCAATTTGACTAGGTGTTAATTTATCTTTGAGGTATTTATCCTTTTTCAAACCCCTCCCCCCCTTTGCTCGTTTTTTTATTTTTATTTTTTGAAATGTCAAGCCCCCTTACGTATCTTTTTGATGAATAAATCTGCAGAGTTGACCCAAGCGCCGGTTTCCGCGAAGCCTTTCATCAAGCGATTTATTCAGACGGGGGGATTTACCATTGTTCGTCATTGAATTTGTTTTTACGATTGTTTGGATTATGTTCAAATCTTCCATGACGTTTGTTGTGATGGAATTTGCATAGTGTTCTTAGATTAGAAAGTTCATACGCTAAATCTGGTCTTATTTCTAACTCTTTGATATGGTCAACTTCTAGGGATTGTTTCTGATTAATCGTCAATCTACCTTCTGCATTACACATCACACACTCAAAGTGATCTCTTGCCAATACTTTTAATCTTGTTTTACGCCACTTCGCATTAGAGTAGAAACCTTTATTCTTTGTACGTTGTTCAATATAGTCTGCATATGCTTTACTCATCTTTATTACTCCAAACAAAAAGACACACCACCTATGTGATGTGCCTGTATATTCATATCGTGTTAACTCAAGTATATATAATTAAATAAACTATTTATAATAGTGTGTCATGTGTGGCATATGTGACATTTGTCCCATTAAGTTTGAGACTTCATATATATATTCACAATGACATCTAGCTTTCTATATATTTCTTTTCTATCTACTCTCATTAACATAGCGATAGTATTTATCTTCTCGCCCTGTTTTAATAATTGTAAGATGTGATAGTTCTTGTCATTCGTTATCTTATGTTCATACTCATCAATGAATGATACTTTATCTATAAGCTCTTGTGTCTTACGTCTATCCTTATCATTGCGTATTACTCTTACTAATACCTTATCGCCTGTACCACCTTTAGCTTTAGGCATAGCCGATTCAATACCATACTGTCCGATTGATGTACTATCGTACTCATATACTTGATGATCAATTAATCGTCTCATCCAATGATAATCCATTATAAGTTGTTTCACTTCCGTTGGTGTGTACAAGTGATTACCTCCATTGTTTATTGTTGGTCAAAAGGTGTGCGTTCCACTTTGATAATTTCTATGGCTTGTTCTTCTGTAAAACCTTGTTGTCTTAAACTTGTTAATCTCTCACGTTGATATTCGGATTTCAATCTAGCCACTTTAAGTATTAAAGGGAAAGTTGATTTCAATTCATATATTTGGTTCTGAATATTAATATCTTCTTTTTTACTACCGTCCATATTAAATATATTATCCATTACATTACCTCCATTACTTAAAATGTTTCTTCGCTCTTTGTATTTCAAACTCCACATCTTCTATATCGCAATCTCTTACGTACTTAGTAAACAGATATACATTTGTATATCTCTGTGCATCTAACTCCTGACGTAAGACTGTGTTGTTACCTATCGCTATGAGTAGAAGTACGCCGAGTATAATGGTTAATGCTATCCACATATGCTATAACTCCTTTACATAAGTATTAAGTGCTAAAACTTCAAAATCATACTTTATCGCTTCTTCGTTAGCTTCTTTATGTGTACGATATTTCTTCGCTTTTAAAATATCATCAGTAGTTTCCATTACTTTTTCTGATAGTGCATGTTCTGAAAAAACTGTTAATATGTCTTGGAAGTATCTACCGCTTTTAGTTTTTAATACAAATGATTGTTTAATTGGTAACATATCTTTAACCTCCAATATATTTATCTTTAAGTTTTAATAACTCATTATAATTAGCTTTAAGCTTTGCTTCTGATACTTCGGCGTCAGTTGAGGATTCATCTATAATTATTTCAGAACTGCGATAGTATTCTTTTAGTAAATAATCAACCAAACTTTCTTTACTGTTTATACGTTTAATATCTTCATCGATAGTTGGAGTTTTAATTTCTCTTTCTCTTTTTAAACGCGTTTTTTCCTCAGCTCTTTTTATTTCAATTTTGGCGCTTCTCCAAAATTCATCATGAGGCTTAAAATAAACTTTCCATTCGTTATCTAATTTTGTATCAGACCATTGTTCTTCAAATAACTTTTTGTTTTTTGGTTCATCTAATACAACTATCCATTTTTCGTTTCCGTTCGTCATCATGATAGGTTCCTCTATATTTTTAAACACTACTCACTCACCTCTGCTTTAATTCTGTTCAAATCGTATTGATCCGTTTCTAATGCAAAGTCATTCGGTGCAGTATCAATATCATCTTCACTCTGCAACTTAACGATAAGTTCGTTAGTTATATATTTACTAAGTTCATACAATGAGATGATGAACCATATTTTTAGTATGCGTTTAATCATTACTATGCACCTCACTTTTAAAATTAATATCTTTTACAGTGATACTATTATGATCTTCTAATAAGTAATAATAACTAGATAAGAAATCTGCTATAACTAT